CGTCTTGTGCGCTTTCTTGTGGTTTGGACTAGCACAGCCATCTACTTACCGACGCGCTGCAGTGCGTTGTAGAGGAATAGAACCACAGCCAAGCCGCCTGCTCCGACGAATGACCACAAAAGGCCAAATGCCCAAGTAGCCCCCTTGGCCTGATTCTCTCGCGCGGCGAGCGCCTTGGCGATTTCATCGAGCTTGGTGTTGGCAGCCGAAATCCCCGAAAATGCTCGATCCACCGCACCAAACAAACCCGTCTTGGTTGCCTCGTTCCCCATCAGAAGCTCAACAGCTCTAATGCGGAGATCGTGACCGTTCAGCTTGACCACGGTGTCGCGCTCCAGCGCGCGAATGCTATCCATAATCTGTTCTCGGCAAGCCGAGCAGCCGAAGGGGTGAGAAGATGGTGGATGTGGTGGGTGGTGGCCGGGAATAGCCTCAGACATGATGCAAATTTTGTAGTTTTGGGGATCTATGGTCAGGCCGTGCGCAGCCACATGAACACGGTCACGTAAGGGGGCATGTTGTTATGAGCCCCCCCAGTGCCCGCCTCTCCCGTAGTGCCGGACACCGCAAACGAGTGGGAATGGTCACCAGCCTCGCCTACCGGTTTGCCATTCAGAGTGTTGCCTCCAGTCACATCCCCATTTTCTGCAAACGGGCCTGTCTGATTGAAGCTGCCATCTGCAGTTAAATGGGTGTGAAGCCCTGCATTGCCGGTGGTCCCGCTAATATTTACGGGGTGAGAGTGGGCCGGGATTTCAGCATCGGTGAGCGTATGCGTCTTTGAACCGCCAGCCTTGTCTACTGCATTAAAATCCGAATCCGTTGCGTCAACGCCGACGAGTGTTCGGCCTGCTCCATACGCGACCCACGTGCCTTTACCGAGCCATGTGGAAGGATTGCCTGACCGACGAGTGATCAGGATCTCGCCCACCGGATAAAGCATGTCGATCATAGCCCACCAGACATCCTGATAGAATTCAAAGGTCCTCATCCCGAGATTCTGCCGAGCCGTTGCCTGTGCGGCCGAACCATCTAGCTTAATTTCGGAGAACCGGTTCTCGCGAGTGAGGAAGTTCGCTGCATTCGCTGGCTCGTTCTGCACTGCGACCAAAGTCGAACCTGCAGGAAAAGCAGACGTGAATGTAAGCCTCGTCGTACTGTTTATGACGAACCGAGTGGGGTCGACTCGTAGACCGTCGACGTAGAGGCACACACCGGTGGTGGTACAGATGGTCAGGTTAACAACAGTTTGTGCTGCTACCAACAACTGTCGTTCCTGAATTACATTGACCTTCACATTCAATCCAGCGGTTGGATCGAACCACTCGACGTCACCCGATGCGTTCGACTTCTTCCGCAGCACTTGCCCGGTGATGCCGCCGGGCAGCAACACTGATATGGAGAAGTTACTCTGTACCCAGGCTCGCGATGCCACGGCGATGGTTGGGTCGACATAAACTGATACTGCGGCGGAGTTCGAGACGATGAGTACAACACGAATCACCATCTCGCGCGCAGTGCCCTCTGCAGGGAGGCTCTTATAGGTGGGCGGGAAATTGCCGTACGCGATGAGCACGCCCGCATTGTCGAAGATGCCAAGCTCACGTACGGTCCAACCGCCCAGGTTCGCTGGGATAACGCATTCGACAGTAACCTGATTGCCACTAACCGTGATACTATTGACCGCAACTCGAGCGGTCTCGCGCTTAAGCGATGTCGCATTCGCTGATGGCGCGACGTTGAGGCCGTTTCCGTCTCCAACGGCGACTTGGGTGAACTGGACCTGCGTGCTGGTAGCGAGCGCAGTCGCAAGCTTGGCTGCACCGAGGGTTGTGATAAGGGAGTAATAGGACAGTGCCATTGCGAGTCTTGGTTAAAGGACAACTTTCGGTGCTGGGTCAGCGTGCATGTCCTGGTCGCCAATCACGACGACTGAACTGTAGTATGCGCTCGCCGGTGAATTGGAGCGAAGGCTCAGGGTTCCGAAGTGCGAGCGGGCGTTCTTCGCCGAGAGTGCCGTGGCCTGGATGCGGTCGAGCTCGGTCTGCGTGAACTCGCGCCCGGCGGTGTCGAGGAGGATGTTGAAGGTGAAGACCTGGCCGGTGGCCTCGTCGATATCGACCTCGTAGCCGATCGCCTGCAGTGCTCGCCGCATGGCGCCGATGGTGCCCTTTGTCTTGTGGATCGCGATGCTCGCCGCGATGGCCCCGCGCTTCTGCGCCTCGGTCCAGTTGGCGTCCCAGCCATCGACGGCGAGCGCCCAGCCAAGCCATGCAAGCGTGTCGGCTGGGCATGACCATGGATCCCAGAGCGTCTTGAGCGGGACCGGAATGGACCGCGCCAACGTGAGAGAGATGGCTCGCTCCTGCTTGGTGGAAGACGGAGGCAGCAGGTCGCTACTCACGTGTCGACGCCCCCATTCGTCAAGCTGATGGCCGCGCAGTAGGCAACCGAGTTGGCATCAATGGTGACGTCGGCAGCGGGGGCGGCGAGGGTCACGCGCGAGACTCCCGATTGATGGAGCGCAGCGTAGACTGCGGAAAGTGTGATGTCCTGACCGATGCGGTGGTTCTCAGAGACGAATGCGGCGGCGGCGGCCTGCACGTTGGCGAACACTACCGCAGGGTCAGGGCCGTCTTTGGTCTTGATGATCGCCGTGATGGTGTAGTTCACCACGGTGGGGGCCGTGACCTGGACGGTGTCGGTGAGCGGGCGCACGTCCTCGGCGTTGAGCGCGTTGACGACCGCGGCGAGCTCGCCGGCGGTTGGCGTTCCGTTCCCGGTTCCGTTGATGATGTTGACGCGCACAGTGCCGGGGATCGGGCTGGTGACACTGGCGTCGACAATCGTGGGGGCTGCGCTCAGGGCGTGAAAGACGTAAGCGTTCGCAGGGCCAGCGACGCTCAGGGAGTCAAGGGACAGCAGGCAGCGACGGCGCAGGGAGGCGTCGGTCTCGTAGACGGCAGGGGTCGGTGGAACGGTCGTGGTATTCGCCGGGGTGATGAGCAGGCGCTCGATGCCGTAGTTCGCCGCGAGGTTATCCAGGTTGGTGCTACTCGCGTAAGCGAGCATGCACTGGCGGGCGCCGTCGTTGACGCGCTGTCGGATTAGGAGCTCACGGTAGGCCGCGACCTCAAGAATCTTGTAGGCTGGATCGCTCTCGACGAGTGCCGTGAAGGTGGCGTCGCGAGTCCTCAGGTCGGCGAGCATCGCGGCCAAGATGGTCTCAAAGCTCAGGGCCTCGACGACTGCCGGGGCTGGGACGGTGGAAAGATCGATCGCCATGTTAGGAAATGGTGATGCCCTCGAGTGCCACTACCTCGCCGTTGATGGCGAGAGTGCCGATGACCGAGAGTGTGATGGAGCCGGGCTTGTGACTCTCGACCTGCACGCGACGCAGCTTGAGCCGTGGTTCCCAGGTGGCGAGCGCCTCGGCGGTGGCGGCGTAAATGTCGGCGACAGTGCTGCCGTTGAGCGGTGCGTCGACGAGCTCGAACAGGCGCGAGCCGTATGTGCGCCGCATCACACGCGACCCGAGTGGCGTCGTGAGGATGTCGCGGATGGACTGGCGAAGATGGGCGAGGCCGTCGAGGGCCTTCCCGGTTTTGGAGTCGATACCACGCATGGCGCAGGCCAGATGCTAGGGAGGGCATCAGGCCGCGTCTTGTGCGCTTTCTTGTAGCTTACACAGTCGGCGAGCCAGAGGTCCCGCTGCCGGTGCTCACTCCGGTGTGGCGATGGCTGCCGAGGATGATGGAGCCGCTCGAGATAGACGGGGCTGCGACGCTTGCGGCCGTAACCGCGCCAGCTGCCGCTAGCGTGCTCGACGTCGTAACCGCTCCATTGAGCGCGATCGGTCCGTTCAGGCTGATGGATGCCCCAGTAATGGAGACAGAACCCGAGGCCTGCAGCGTTGCCGATCCGCCGGCGGTCGCCTCGATGTTGCCACCTGCCGTGGCGGTGATCTTGCCGGTCGCCTGAGCGGTAATGTCGCCCGCGGCGATAACCTGCACGTTGCCTGGGATGTCGGCCTTAAGGCGGTGCGTCTGGCGGTCGTACTCGATGATCGCGCCGTCCGCGTAGATCATGCGGTGGACCGTCTCGGCTCCAGCCGGCGGAGGCTTGGCGGTCGAATAGAGAGCGGGCATCACGACGCCCTGGCCCATGTCGCCCGAGGGGGACAGGACGAGGACCTGCTCGCCGATCTCGGGAGCCCACCACGAGCGATCGCCTCCGGCCCGGCTGGTGAGCCAGGGCAGCCAGGTGGTGAGGAGCGGGCCGATGCGAACGCGCACTCGAGCGGTCGCGTAGTCGGCGTGCTCAATGGAGCCGAGGCGAAGGACGTTGGCGAGCTTGCGCTCGAGCTCGGTGATGCGATGGGCAGGGGTCATATAGGGCTATTGACCTTGCCGGGCTGCGTTGGGAATCGCGGCCCGGCTTTTTCGTCGTCATGACCACTCGGTAATAACGCCTCCGTTGAGCGTGTTGTTCTTAGTAACCTGATAGGTCACGCCGCTCAGCGTAATTGACGACCCACCGTTGCCCACACGGGAAAAATCACTCTGGATAAGTGACCTCGGGTTCTGCTCAAACAACGTAATTATCATGCCCCAAAAAGACACAGAAGAGTCCTGATCAGCGCACACAACGGCCCCAGATACCGACGCCCTGACGTTTTTAAACATATACGTGGGACCTTCTGCCTTATGGCAGGCAAACTCTACGCCATGTGCGCCAATTCCTCCGCTAGACCTTAGCGTTATGTCCTTAAATACCGCGGACTCACGCAAAAAGAAAGCTGCTGCGTTGAACGAGCACTGGATAACAACATCCGTATTCACACCTGACACGCTCTCAAATATGAGGCGCGGAGTTCTAACACCACCGTAGCTGCGAGGAGTGCATACGTTTACGGACTGCGTAAGGGTGTACGTTCCGCTTGCGAGACGAACTGTGACGACGAAACCGTTCAGGTGCATTCTGGCGTAAGTATCGCACGCCTTCTGAATCGTCAGGAAGGGCTTGGCCTGCGTGCCGTCGCCGGTCGTATCGTTGCCGTTCGTCGCAACGTATAATGCCGCGTCAGCCAGCAACTCAATGGAGCGCTCAAGGGAGAGAGCGTCTCTCGCCGCAGCTGTAGCCGCAGGACTCATTGGTCCGGAAAACACGTTCTGGAAGCTGGGATACTGTGGTTCTGGTTCGGAAAGAGAAGCTGAGCCTTTTCCAATATGGAAGCGCGCGACAGCGTCGTCGACAGTGATATTGGACCCGGCGGCCTGATGGACGCCGCTTAGCGTGAACGGTCGGATAACCTTGATTGTTTTTGCCATGATGAGAACTCAGGGTGCGGGGTTGTCCTGCAAGAGAGAGGTGACGAAGGCCTCGGGCGTGGGCTGAACTTCGGGCGGGTTGGCCTGGGCTGCATAGCAGGCTGCCCAGACGTTGCCGCGCCACGCGACGAAGGCCTGGCTCTCGGCCTGGAACGGGTTGGGAGCGCCAGCATAGCTGCAGGCGCGGTCGATGTTGTCGTAGCCGTGGGCCTTGGAGGCGGAGTCGAACGCGGCCTCGACGGCTGCGATGTAATCGGCAGTTGAGTAGGTCGGTTCGGGCTGGATCAACGGTGGCAGGCTCGCGAGGTAGGCGGCGCCCTCCTGCTCGGTGCCCCACTCGCGCGCGCCCTCTGGCAGCGGCGCGGAGTCGGGGCAGTTCAGGTGAATGCAGCGGGGGATGTCGGTGGTGATGATCATGTCTCCAAAGGTTCAGGGTTCAAAGACGGCGACGTAGTCGACGGCGAGGCCCGCCTGCGCAGTGCTCACTGCGTTGGTCTTGGTGAAGCCCACCCACACGCCGATCGTCCCGGTCGGGATGTTCGTCGTGATGGGGGCGCTCTGTGCGCCGTTGAGGATTGCGTAGACGCTCGTCATCGCAGCGTTGATGACGAGCTCGACGGTCGGGTACGTGCCGACCACCGGAGCGACGCCCAGGTCTATGACGGACTCGACGCCGCCTGACATACACACGAGAGTGTAGTTTCCTCCGTTCCTCGATCGGACATAGATTGCGTCGGTCGGTAGGGTTTCGTTCTGTGCCTGATTTGAGAACCCAATTTGCAGGTCCCCCGTGTTCGTCCCGTCGAAGAGTCCAACATGAGGGGCGCACTCTGTGCGTAGCCGAAGCTCACGAGCAAGGGCTCCGCCACCGATGACGGCAGTCGAGAGTATCGCCGCATGCGATGCGGATGCAGCAGCCGTTGTTGCGAAGCCCGTGACGCCATATCGACCCGCAATCGCAAGGCCCGCCGCCGTGGCAGTCGACGCATTGATGCGACGCGCGAAACCGCCGCCTATAGGGACCAGGTTTCCGGACCCAATCACCTCGCAGTGCGTGAAGCGCATCAGCTTCTCCCAAGGCCTCACGCCTACGCTGTCCAGCAGGTCGACCATGCGTGCCTGCAGGATGTCGCCCGTGACTGCCTTGGTGGTGTTCGTGTAGATGCCCGCGATGATCTCGGAGCGGACGGTAGAGAGTGGTTTGACGGCCATGGCTTAACCGAAGGAGTTGTCGAAGGAGCTGTCGAAGGAGCCCACGCCCGCGACCAAGACCGTCGCGGAGGCGGTGCCGGTGATGGCGGTGCTACCCTGGGCGGTGGTCAGTCTGCGGCGGATGCCGGACGCGGATGCCGTTACGATGACGGACCCGGCGGCCGATCGGAACACGCGGCGCAGCGCGCCCGCTGTGCCGGTGACCACGACCGACGCGGACGCCGAGCGGAACACCCGGCGCCATGCCGCGGCGGTGCTGGTGATGGCGACAGATGCCGGGGCAGAGCGGAATACCCTGCGCCATCCGGAAGCGGTCCCGGTGACTTCGGCCGAAACTGAACCGCTCTTGAGCAACCGCTTGATGGCCGAAGTCGCGCCCGTAATGAGGATCGTGCCGAAAGCCGAGGGCCTCGTGACAACGCCCGCCACAGCATATCCGGTGACCGAGATTACGCCAACCGCCGCCACGTAGACGCGCCGGAACGCAGCTGCGCCGCCCACGACCGAGACCGAACCTGGCGCGGAGCGGAATGCCACCACGCGAGCCAGCGCAGAGCCCACCACCTGGATGAGCCCCGACGCCCTCGCGCGCTCGCGCGCCTCCACGACCAGGCGGGCCCCGGCTGCGAAGGCGCGGAACTGTGCCCGTATTGGTTGCATCAGTCGACGGTGACCGTGACCTTGTAGGTGCTGGTGTCGAACGCCAGCTGGTTGCCGGTGTTGATGGCCTGCGAGGAAGAGAGCGCGATGACCTGCAGGCAGTTGCCACCCGTCACGGCGTCGTAGATGGCGACGTGCGTGACAGTACCCCAATCGGCGGTAGCCACCGGGAACGTGACGTTCGCCGAGTTGGAGCTCACGCCAGAGGCCGGGGCCGCGAGCGTGAGGGCCTGACGTGCGTAGGCGCCGCCCGTGACCTCTGTGACGGTCGGAGTCTTGAGGTTCGTGGCAGCGGTCAGAGCCGCCAGGTAGATGCCAGCGGGAGCCGCGGGCGCAGCGTTGCGCATCCAGTTGAGGAGGACGTTGTCGAGGTAGTAAGTGGCAGCCATGGGTCAGAGGGAGAAGGTGAACGTGCCGTGTGCGACGATCCACCCGCGCCCCACGGCATCGGTGGCGCGGACGGTGAAGAAGAGGGGGGTGTCTGTCGGGGCGGTCAGGGTGTCGGCACCCTCGATCGCCCACTCGACGGACTGCGCGCCGACCGTGATGGCGCGGCCCGCGCTGGTCTTCTCCAGCAGGACCGCATCCTCGAGGGTCGCGCCCGCGTGCATGCGGAACACGAACGACCACCCGGCGAGGCTGGTGGCCCATTCGCCCTCGGGCGTGACCACGTTGTCCAGGCGCATCGCAACGCGCGCGCCGCGGATGGTGTTGATGATGGAGCGATCGACGAACGAAGGAACGTCGGGGACCTGCACGGCCTCACCTCCAAGGACGAGTTGGTAGTCGGCGACGTGGGGGACGCCGATGTCGGGATTCCAGCCGAGCCACAGCTGGGCAGGCAGCATGCCGGCGGGCACGAAGCACGAGTCGCCAAGGATGGAGGTGTGCGTCCAGGACACGCGCCATGTGTGATAGGCGGTGTTCGGTTCGACCTGAAACTCGGAGGGCGTGCAGCCCTCGAGCAGAGCAAGCCCGACAGGCACGCCCCATTGCTTGCCGCGCACGAAGGCGGCGAGCTTGGCGGCGAGAATTCGGAGGCCCAGCTGCGCGGCCCCCTGCCCCTTGTGCCCGACCACGACCTGCGCGGAGAAGCCCAGCGTCGCGGCCCACTGCTCGGTGCCGATGTCGTCGGGGTTGTCGGGGCGGATGTCCTCGAGCTCGAAGAAGATGGCGGGCGTGACGATCTTCTCGCCGGGGCGCCCGTAGTACTCTATGGTCGGAACCTCGCTCACCGGGAAGTGCGCGCGCAGGGCATTCTTGATGCCCTCATGCAGCGCGGCGAGGTCGACGGGAATTGGTTGGGGCTCACTCATGGTCAGGCGGCGTTGCGGCCCTTAGCGCTGCCGCGGCGGCGCTCGAGGTACTCGATGAAGTAGCGCTTGAGGTAGTCCTGCACCTTGGCCTTCACGGTCTCGACGGCGACCTCTCCCTGCTCCTCGATGTTGTAGACCTGCTTTTCGATGGGAAGGCGCCCGGGCCCGAGGCGCTTGAACACGTGGCCCCCGAGCTTGCCCTTGCCGATCCATGCGCCCTCGCGCTTGACCGGCCCGGCCTTGACCGAGCCTTTCAGCTGGCGCGGGTTCATGCGCTTGAGGTCGATGGGGTTCAGGCCGATCCAGATCCGGCCCTGGTGGTTCTCATAGCGGAAGGAAACGTCGATGCGCCCGCGGATGATCTTGGCGCTCAGGCCCGTGATCTTGCGGAGCTCGCCACGGACATCGGAGTTGACGGCCGCTGTGGTCCACTTCACCGCGTAGCGCAGCGCCTCCTTGACGTCGTACTTGAAGACGTCGAAGGACTGCATCTGCGCGAGGAACTTGTCCTCGTCGTAAGTGATTCGCGCGATGATGCTCATTCGTGCGCCAGGGTGACGACGGCCATGCCTGTGCCGTCTGGTTGGACCTGCACGACCGACCACTCGGCCTCGTTGACCGAGACGATGGTGTCGCGCGCGATGTCTCGAACCTTGGGCCACGGGCAGGTGATGCGCGGGGCCGTGGTGTCGAGCTTGGTCTCGCCGACGTTGGAGTCCAGGAAGGCGGCATCGAAGTAGCACTCGACCGCGCGGAAGGATCCGTTCGCCAGGTGGAACGTCGCGGTCTTCGCGTCGAGCGAAGAGAAGAACACGCCTGTCGGCTCCTGGAACGGCATGGTCAGGCGCCCTCGTCCTCGGTCTTGCGCGCGCTCTTCGCGGGGGCGGCGGGCTTCTCGGTGTGGGGCGCGGCGCGGTTGCTGCCGATGAGGTAGCGGGCCTCGTCCTTAGAGATCTCGACGACCTGGCCGGAGCCGTAGTGCTCGCCGTCGATGAGCATGGGGGTGAGAATCTTGATCTTCATAAATTATGCTGGACTGGTGCAAAAAGGCCCGCGGAAGAGGCACTCTCCGCGGGCCAGAGGGTTACAAGCCCGCGCTTAGGAACGGGGACGAACGACGGTCCATGCGACCTTGGTGGTCGTCGCGGTGGCGGCGGCCGAGAAAGTCACGACGATCTTGCTGTTCGCCGAGTCATTCACGGCCTTGGTGATGACCTCGGCGGCGCCCTGGCCGACAAGCTGCACGTCGACGACATCCGTGGCCTTCAGGCCGGGGACTGCGATGTCGAGCGTGGTCGCGGTGGAGGTCGCAGCCTTGATGCCGGTGGCGAAGATGTCGCCGGGGTTGACAGCAGAGGCCGGAGCGGTCGTGAAGGTCGCATCGCCCTTGGATACGAGAAGCTTCGCGAGACCGTCTTCGAGGTCGGCGGTGGTGCCGACGCCTTTGTGGACACCGGCCACCATGGTGACGCGGACGAAGGTTACGTTGATAGCCATGTGAGTATTAGGCGTTGAGGTTTGAGGTTGCCTTCACACTTAGGCGTGGCCGAAGCAGAAGGACTCCGGGCGGCGGATACCGATGTCGACGTCCTGCATCGCAACGATGCGGATGCGGCCCTTGAGGATGTGGGTGGTGGCGTCCACGGTGAGGTCGAGGCCGCCCCACATCGCGATGAGCAAGTCGGCAAAGTTTCCGAAGAAGTACTCGTTATCGGCGACCTGGTTGGTGATCTCGCAGCCGTAGCCGTTGACCGTGTTGCCCGGCTCCCAGATGGGACCGGCGATGCCCGCGAACTTGAGGGCGGTCTTGGCGTAGCCGCGGAACTTGGTGTTCGCGACGTACTTCATCGAGTCCACGTCCGCGTTGTCCTGGGCGATGGAGGTTTCCATCGCGACGAGCTCGGCGTAGGTCGGAGCCGCCGGGGAGGCGATGACCTGCGAGTTGATGCCGTTCTGGTACTTGAGGCCGAGGGGCTGGTTGTTGGAGCCCGAGCCGTACCAGCCAGCGGTGTCGATGGCGGTGGCGAGACCCTTGATGATGTCCATGCGGGTGAGCGCCTCGATGTCGATCGAGGAGTTCATGAGCATGCGGCGGGTGATCTCGGCGTAGGCCGCGACCGTCTTCGGGCGCATGCTGAGAAGTCCGAAGTCGACGTCGGTCTGGCTGGCGGGATCATCCTCACCGATCCAGTAGCCGGACGCGCCGGACACCTGGCGGGGGATGTCGATGTCGCCGGTCAGGCCGCCCAGCTTGGTGCCGAGGTTCATCATCACCGTACGGTTGCGCAGCAGGTCGATGAAGCTGCCGAAGAGCACGGTCTTGGGGACCAGCGCGCCGGCTGGCGTGTAGTTTGGAGCCGACACGTTGCCGGTGCCGATGATGCCCGCGCGCTTGCCGAAGGCCTTGATGAGCTCGGGATCCATGTCGGCCTGCAGGACGTCGACCGGGACCATGAGGCCCTTTGCCGAACGGCCGAAGGTCTTCTGGGCAGCCTCGTGGCACTCGAGCTCGAAGGCGGCGTTGGCCTGGGCCTTCTTGTCGGTTGGGTTGACCAGAGCGTTCAGGGCACGCATGAAGCTGTAGCGCTTCACCTCCTTGTCGCTGAGGCCGACCTTGCGGGAGGCCTCCACGGTCGAGGCGTTGCGCTCGTGGATCTTCTTCAGGAGTTCGGCCTGGAACTCGCCCACGGACTTGCCGTCGCGTGCGAACTGCGAGGCGAGCTCGCGGACGTTGTACTCCTCGCCCATCGCGAGGATGGCGTTGGTGCGCTCGCGCTCGGAGGTGCGGGCCTGGTTGCGCTCGGCGACGACGTCGACCGGAGCGGCGGCGGGAGCCGCGTTGGAAGCGGCAGGGGCCGCGGTGGGGGTGGACTCGGGAGGCATGATGCTTTCCTTGGGATGAGGTGTTGCGGAACGGCCCACGCCGACTGTGATGTCGGCCGGGACGGTCACGATTGAGATTTCGTAGGGCTGCCAGCGCGTGACGGTGTAGACGTCGAGCGCGTCGGATTCGCTCGTCAGCTTCACCTCAAGAACCCGATAGCCAACGGACACGTTGCGCAGGATTCCGTCCTGCACGTCCTGCCAATCTTCCTCGGCGGCGGGGCGTTTCGAGAAGCGCACAACGGCGCGGCCCTTGCCGTCTGGGTCGATTCGGGAGGACTCAACGACTCCGCGGACCTCGTCGATCTTGTGGTTGAAGAGTAGGTTTCCGCCACTGTTCAGGCGGGACAGGTCGCAGGCACCAGGCTCGTGGGAGAGCTTCTCGGCGACGCCAGGCCAGCGCTCGAGGTCAACGTCCGACGAGAAGGCGAGCTCGACGGTGCGGGCTTCCTTGTCGAACTTCGCGATCCCGAAGGAGCGCTTGAACTCCTTTCCGATAAATTGGGCGCTGCGGTCTGCCATCTCCTGCGATGGTAAGAGCGGCGCACTCCTGCGTCTTGTGCGCTTTCTTGGGTCAAGGCTCCTTGAGCGTGGAGCGATCAACCTCACCGCGGATCTTCTCATAGGTGCGCAGGCCACCGAGGCCGAGCATCCCAAGCAGCACGGTCATCATCTGCGTGGTATCCAGCTGCGGCAGAGCCGGGAGGGTCTTGCCCGAATACGTCGAGTAGACCGAGAGCGCCCAGGTCAGCATCGGGCACAGCACGTACTGCCACGCCATCGCAAAGGAGCACACCCAGCCCACGCTCGGCCTCCACCCTGCGACGAACACGGAGGCATGCGCGGCCTCCACCTTGTTCACCTCGAGCTGTTCCTTGTCTTGGTTGGTACATGCTTCGAGAATCGACTTCTGCAACTCCTCTGCGGCCTCGGCGCGCGCGTTCTTGTCGGGGATCCAACGTTCGAGAACGGTCGTCACGACGCCCTTTCCGTCGCCAGCGCCAAACAGGCCACCGAGCAGTTTCGTAATCCAGGGGGCCACGGCGTTACTCCTTCACCTTGAGGCCCAGCTTCGCGAGGACGGCGTCGCGCCATGCGATGAGCTTGGCGGCGATGAAGGAGTGGAACAGGAACGCCAGCACGACGCCGGCGACGAAAGAACCCGCGACGAGCGCGGTGATCTGTAGGGTGCTCATTTTTTATCGATGGTTGAGGTTGACGGTTGAGACTGCTGGACCTTCGCGACCGCAGCGGCGCCCGCCGCGGTGTTGCTCTGCGCGTGCGCATTGGGGTCGAGATCCACGCTCTTCATGTCCTTCTCCTCGGTGGAGATTTCCTTCCAGAGCTCCCAAGGCTCGCCGCCCATGTCGCGGATGATCTGCGAGCGCGAGGTGATGCGCAGCGCGATGGCCTTCTCATAGGCGGCGACCTCGGCTTGCGGGTCGATCCACGCCCAGCGGCGTCCCTGGAAGGCGACGCGCTTGTACTTGCTCAAGCGCTCGGGCTTGAGGGGCTTGCCGTTGACCGTGATGCGCCCGGCGAGAAGCCCGACCTCTAGCCAGACGTTGAAGGCCCGCCTCTCGAAGCCGCCGATGAACCAGCCCTGTCCGTTCTTCCATGCCTCGCGCTCATCGAGCGCGCCCTGGCGGATGGACGAGAAGTTCACCGACGTGAGGTCGCTGGCGAGGTTGTTGTAGGACACGTCGAGGCCCGAGGCCGCGCCGCGCTTCATCTCGCGCGAGAAGCTCTCGGTGCTCTGCTCTGGAAACTGCGGGGTCCACGCAACGAACTCGCGCTCGCCGATGTTCTCGAACGTGCCGGGCTCGCAATCCATCGGGAGCTCTTCGGTCTCCACGTCGTCGCCGGCGCCGTCAGACGTCGACCGGAAGAGTCCCATCTTGGCAGCGCCCACGCGGGCGTTGACGAGGGCCGCGTCCTCGAAGCCCTTCAGCATGCGCAGGCGCCACATGGCGGTGCGAAGCCAGGGGAGCCCGCGCTTCTGGCCGGGGAACCCTTCCTTCACAAAGTCGTGGATGATGTTGGACGCCTCCACGACGCGGTACTTCTGGCCCATCGCCAGCGCGTAGTCGATCATGTCGCCCTGGTACTCGCGCAGCCAGTAGCGCACCGGCTTCCAGTCAGAGTTGAACTCGATGCCGTGCCGGATGACATTGCCGTTGCCGAGCACCTCGTTGTGCGTCACCTCCAGCTGCATCGGGTCGAGCATCTTGAACGCCACGCCGTGCGGGTACTGCGGGCCGTAGCGAATCTCGACCAGGTACTCGCCATGCATGACGCACGAGCCGGCCAAGGCCTGCTCAAACTCCACGCGCGACATGGTGCCCGTGACGTCGAAGTATCCGCGCTCCGAGAACTCCTTCCACGACTCGGCGATCGCATCGCCGGCCATCTGGTCGGGCTTGCCGTTCGGGTCCTGGATCTGCGGCAGCAGCCGGATGCCATCGGCGCCGATGAGGTTGCCTTTCACCATCGAGGCGTACTTCTTCGCGTAGTCGTTCTCGAGCACCCCGTGGCGAGCTCGAGCGACCATCGTGGTCCAGTTCTGGACGATGATCGTGTCGATGCTCGTCGGGTACTTGTCCCAGCTGGCCTCGGTGCGGGTGCTCTGGGCTGCCTGCAGGAGGGAGCGCACGGCGTTGCGCGTGTAGTGCCTGCGCCGCACGGTCTCGGCATCAGGCGCAGGCGGGGGGGCCGGGATGGGTGCGGGCGCATCGGCGCTTCGCTTGAAGAGTGGAGTGAGCCAGCCCATAGATCAGAATCGGACGGCGATGCGCGGGCCCAGCACGGAGCGTCCAGCGGCCTTGCGTTGTTCCTGTGCGACGATCGACTGGTAGTGCTTGAGGAGTTGCAGGAGCTCGGCGACCGAGTAGCGCTCCATCTCGCGGTTATTGATCTTGTACCGGCGCCACGTCGGGTCCTGGCCGTTTCCGGCGAGGTGTCCCTCGATGGCCTCAATGATCTTCTCGGCGTTCGACCTAGGGTCGAAAACGTCACCGGGGCCCACTGCCGCAGCAACGTTCACGCGCCCGCGGTGAATGATGCTCTTCTTGCCGTCGAGCGTCAGCCAGACGGTGAGCTCGTAGCGCCCGGCCGTCCACTGCTCGGTGTCAGCCTGGGCGCTCCACGTTCCGTCGAGGAGCGTGGGCGTGATGTCGTAGCCGGCGGGGCCGCGCAGCTGCATCGCGACCGTCCCGCTGGAAACTTCGGTCACGTCGCAGGTGAAGGTCTCGCCAGCGGTCAGGGTGTTGGTGAAGGTTACCATCGGGACATGAAGGAGCCGCGGCGACGGCGCTCCATGGCCCGCCGCTTCTCCACCCGAGTATGGGAAGAGGGCGGCCTTGCGTCTTGTGCGCTTTCTTGTGGGGGCTCGGGCTGCTCGTGTTCGTCGTCGTGCTCCTGGGCGGCCTCGACGAGCTCGGCCTTGCTCACCGCCTTGGGCTTCTGTGCCAGCACGGCGGCCCGCTGCTTGAGCTTGAACGCGAGCTTGTCCCACTTCGGGTTCACGAACATGAGCGCCGCGAAGCCGTACACGCGGCAGTCGAGCGCCTCGTTGCGGCGGGTCGGGGGCTTCTCCCATCCGCGCCGCGGGAAACCCTTCACCCAGGTGGTCACCTTCTTCTCGGCCGTCACCTGCCGGAACCACTCATCCGACCGCCCGAGCGGGAAGTGGCAGTAGCCCGGGCCCGACTCGGAGATCTGCAGGCGCTTGTAGATAATGTCTTTCGCCTGGTCGACGCCGACCATGTAGAGCTCGACCTTGCGGCCCTTCTTGCCTGAGCGCTTTTTCTGCGCCGCGCCGACGAGGGGGATGCCCTCCCCCGGCTGGCCCTTGATGGCGTAAAGCGTCTCGCCGGGGTGGGCGCGCACGTAGTCATAAACCGCCTTGGTGTTCGTGCCGCCTGAGTCGATGCAGCACGCCTCGGGCGTCACCTCGACGCCGCTCTCGTGTTTCCACACCTTGCGCCGGTAGGCGGTGAAGGCGTCCCATGGGCTGCCGGGCTCGCCCTCCGGAATGTCTGGGTCGCCCTTGAACACCTCGTAGTCGACCGACCAAGACTCCTCGCCGGCGCCCCAGCCGATGACCTCGGCCTCCACGCGGTCGCGCTGCACGTCGGCGCCGATGGTCAGCACCATGGCGCGGCCCGGCACCTCGACGCCGTAGGGCTCGCATCGGGCGATGAGGTCGGAGTCGCGCACGGTCTCGCCAGCGCCCTCCCACTCCTCGCCGAGCGAGGTGTTGACGAACACCTGCAGCTTCTCGGGCCCTGCGTGCTTCGCTTCCAGGAACTCGACCGCCATCTTCCCGACCGAGCTCCACGGCGAGTAGAGCTCGTTGATCCAGTACCCACGCTTGCCGGCGAATGGCGCGGTCGCGCGCCAGCCGCCCCCGCGCTTCTCTGCGGTCTTGATGGCACGTTGCTTCTCTGCGTCGGTGTAGAACTTCTGGCACACCGGGCACTGCAGGACCGCGCGCGAGGGATCGCCCTGAGCGGGCGTATCCTTGCCCCACACCACGTTGCCCCAGCGCAGCACGTGGGCATCGCCGCACTTCGGGCACGGCACGTAGAACATGCGCTTGTCGGTGAGCTCGTAGAGCGCCGAGATGCGCGAGGCGTCCTTCACGGTCGGCGTGGAGACGCAGAAGATTTTCCGGTTGTGGTAGGTGGTCGTGCGCTTGGCGGCCAGCATGAGCGGGTCGCCCTCCCCTCGCTGCCCGTCATCCTTGGCCTGGCCGACCGACGCCGCCCAGCGGTCGAGCTCGTCGGCCCAGATGATGCGAATGGGACGCGACGCCAGGCCCGCCGCCGAGTTGGCGCCAATGATCGTGCAGTGCCCGTTCGGGAATACCTTCTTGAGCTTCGTGCTCTTCGTCTCGCTCACCTTCTCGTGCAGCGAGGGCGAGTCGCGAATCATCGTGTCGACACGGTCGGTCGCGAAGTCCTCGGCCATCGGCGACACGTTCGGCTGGATTACCAGCATGGGCGCCGGATCGTGGTCGATGTGGAACCCGATGCCGTTGAGCAACGCCTCCGACTTGCCGACTTGCGACGAGCTCTTGAAGACCACCCACTCGACCATCGGGTCGTTGAGCGAGTCCATGATCTCGCGCAGGTAGGGCGTGCGCGCGGTCTTCCACTGCCCGGGCTCGGCGGATGCCTCACCAGAGAGCCAGCGGGAGCGGTCGGCCCACTCAGAGACTTTCAGCTTCGGCGGCGGCGCCAGCCTCTTCGCTAGGCGCTGAAACAGCAGTGCCGTTTGCTCGCGCCCAGCGCTCAGTGATGGGCTTAGGGTCATATTCAGATGCTTCGGCCAGGGCTGCGCGGCAGGCGTCCTCGAGTGCCTCCTTGCGCTCGGCGGTTGTCATGGTCTCCAGCTGCGGAGCGATCGCCGGGATGGCGAGCACCTTAGCGCGGACGTTGGCGTTCTGCTCGGTCCACAACTCGGCGACAGCCTCGGCGTCGTGAACCTGGCCGCGGGCGAGGGCCGCTTCGATCTCGGCCTTGTCGGCGCGGGCGTTGTAGAGACGCTCGCGTGCGCGCTCGTAGCCGTCGCCGCCGCGGTTCTTCGCGACTCCCTGCAGGAAGCGAATGTAGCCGCGCACACTCGCCCAAGTGTCGAACTTGCCGCGGCCCACTTGGACGACCGCGCCCTCCTTCGCGAGTTGGTAGACGCGCGCCTCGGTGAGCGCGAACAACTCGGCGAGGCGCTTGGCGTCTACAACTTCCCGCCCGGGGGCCGGCTCGGTTGGCTGTTCGGACTTGTTGGCCCGTTTACTCAAGTCTGGATTTTTCGGGGTTTAGGAGCGGGAGACCGAGCTAGTTCCGCCCACCCGCGTATGCCCATTTTGGGGAGTACCTTGCCGCCCCCCGGGGGGTGGCAAACGGGGCGCCCAATTTGCGCAGCGGCCGGCCTTATGCTCGCGCCAGATGACTCTCACAAGCTCGTAGGTAACGCCGAGCTCCTGAGCCACCGACCCAATCGGTCTGCCCTGCTCGATAGCCTGCACTGCCCTGCGGTTTCGGGCAGCAATGTCGATGATCTTGCAGGTGGCCATGGGCAGCAGCAGTCCACAGAACTCCCGGGCGAGAGCCTTGGCTTTGGCATCCCCGAGCAACGTATGCAGCCTATGTCCTGGACGGATGACATGGGGCACGTACAGGGCCCGATGTTTACACGCCTTCGCAAGACGCAGCGCGTCCTGACGACCGATGACATCGGCAACGGCCTGCACAGTCTCCGGCAGTGGGATCTTGTCAGGATCTGGGAGCATCTCCCGCCCCCTTCCGCGTACGAGACACACTGATACCTCGGCGCTTTTTCCAGGCGTTAGATGCGGCAGCTACCTGCTCACGAAGAAGGCGCTCCTCACGACGGAGCTGTCCAACGGACTTCTCTCGAGTACCGATGCGTCTGCAGTGGGCTGCAGCGCTTGTGAGATGTTGCATGTGCTGTGTGCGATGTCATCGGGGGGAGGTGGGGCACATCAGCTAAAACGAGCATACAAAGATCAACTATATGCGTTTTTGTCAATCACGAACCGTCACTCGTAATCGTACACGCCTACATCGAATGTAATCGAGTTATCTCCCTTATGGATGGTGAAACCGATGGATGCCTCTTGAACGTTCTCGATGCTATTCTGTCTGCAACCGGTTCGGGTGACAGACTTGTAGTGGACCGTGAAGCTGCCCATAGCCTCATCTTCCGTCTCGGTGGCAATCAGGACTTGATCAATAGTGGCATCATCGGAATCCGCGATTGTGCCTTCTCGGTCGCATAGGGGCTGAAGATTCAGCGTATGGAGATTCTCGTAGATAATGTCACTGGCTTCGTCGTTGGTCATATTGATAGATCTTTGTTCAGTGTTTTCGCCTTATAGTTTGGGAATCAGACATCAAAAGCCCGCTGATGCAAAAGGAATGCAAACACGGAGATGACGGAGATACAGAGCCCGTTTTGCCAAACTTCATAATATTAACCCAGTCCCTAAAAGTTCTCGTATGCGAAAGATTGGGATAATGCCCTGTTTATCTCCGTCATCTCCGTCCTAAAGGTAATAATTATTTACCACAAAGGAGAATCAGACCTGCTGCTTAGTCGTAAGGAGTGATTTTAATGCCAATGATATGAGGGTGCTTTGCGGCCCCTTTTCGTCGGACCTCAAACCCAAGATCGCTGAAATAGGCGGTCGCTTTTCTGGAGTCGGGATACCGTGAAACTTCTCCATTGTCTTCGCACCAGGCGCCGAGCGCCTTGCAGATCTCTTTGCACGGGGTTTCGGCAGTGGGGTCACGCTCCATGCGCTCATCAATAAACTGAGCCATCTGATCAGAGTCCTTCTTGTACTCATTGGTAGCGTTCGTGACTGCTGCCGGCGGTCTGAGGCCCCCATTCTCCTGCATGTCGATGTAGCCACGGATTGCCCAGTTGAGAATGCCTGAGAGCTCAGCGCGCAGCTCTGCAAGGATCTCGTGGCGGGGGCGGCGCTTATCCTCAGGGATGGTATTGAGCCATGGGATGAGGTGGATGCGGCGCCAGATGCCGTAGTCTACGCCTTTGATCTTGGGCTTGTGGTTACCAACCAGCCAGAGCTTGTGGGTTGGCTCGAATGTATAGGGCTTCTCGTAGGGCCTGCGTGCGGTGATCTCGTCGCCCCCGACCAGGCTCTTGATGCCTGAGTCGTTGAGGGTTCGGCTTTCGGGGATCTCGTCTGTCACCACGATGCGCTTTCCCTCGAGCATCGCCTTCTTGTAGTCGAAGTTGTTGTCGGACTGCTTGGTCAGCAGGGCCTCGATGGAGATGGTGGTCATGAGCTCACCTCCGAGCATCTTGAGGGCGCTGGTGAAGGTAGACTTACCATTCGCCCCCTTGCCGTAGCAGAAGAACAGGGCGTCTTTGTCGACGTAGCCAGTGAGGCTGTATCCGACGGCGCGCGCAAGGTATGCGACCATCTCACGGTCACTGCCCATGGCGAACTCGATGAAGGCGAGCCATCGGGGGCACTGGGCCTCTGGATTGAACGGGATGTGGGCACGCACCGTGAGCATGTCGGAGGCGCGGTGTTCGCGAAACACGCCCTGGTCAAAATCGATGACCCCGTTCTCAAGGCAGATCAGATGGCTCTTCTTGTCGAAGAAGGTGGCCTTTGTCGCGAGCATCGACTCGGCGAACGTAAGCACGCCGGCGATGTAGGCTTTCTTGTGCAGTTGAGCCTGACGGTCGATTATGGTGGCGATGGTGCGCTGGCGCGTATCTTTCTTGCCCTCGGGAGGTGGGTTCTGGGCGATCTCTTGGCGAATAGAGCTGATGAGTTTGTCGTAGGCCTTTGAGATGTCCTCAGTGCACTCGACGATGGTTTGCTTCAGGTCATCTTTTTCCCATACACCCCGAGAGTAAGTGCGCCAGGTCTGGGCGAGGTGGTCATAAAGCTTCTTGCCCCCGCTGATTGCCGCATAGAGGCGGGCATCGCCGACTTGCTGTTCTTCAACGCAGCGCCAGAGGAACTCCCGCGAGAGCTCGATACTTTTGATGTCTGAGTGAGGGTCGGTCTCGCCGACGCTGTGGTCTTCGGCCCCCGGCGTGTCAGCAAATCGTATACGTCCGGCCCAGCGCTTGCGGCGCGCGGCGGCGGCGGCATCGAAGCCGTGTTGCTGGGCATAGAAGGCGAGGGTCCCGACCCCGACCTGTTCTAAGCGGTGGCGGTGTTTGTCTGAGTACTCCCCTGCCTTTTCTTCGGGAGACCACTCCGCAAGCAGCCGGCAGCCTTCTTCCATGGGGAGCACGGACCAGACGGCAGAGGCGATCCGTAGCCACGTGTCGTAGTCCGGGCGGGGCGGGCAGTATCTGAGCATCTCCCTGATGTCCTCGGAGGTCGCATCGAGAGGTGGGGACCATGACTCCATCACGGGCCGGCGGCGGGATTCGGTGATGGGCAGCTGGATCGCGTCGGGGTTGATCCAGAGGTTGGAGTCGGCGGAGACGAAGCATAGCCTGAGGGGATCCTTGGTTGATCGGTCGATCTGGAGGCTGTACTTTTCGAGGAAGTAGCGCTCAGCCGACAAGAAGCTGTCGGCATGCCGAGTGCCGTCGATAACGACGCCGGCCTTGAATCCGATGCCTGAGGGAGAGATGAATCCAAAGAGCACGTGGGGGTCCAGACGAAGCAGTGTGGCTACGTCCTCGAGCTCCTTGGTCGTGCTCATGTGGGGATTGTCCTTTTTATCGAAGTCGCACTGCAGTATGCCGGAATGCGACATGAACTTACGCTCAAGGGGGACCTGCGCATCACGAGTGAGACAGGCACCGGAGATGGAGAAGGCAGGGAGGCGCCTCTTGGCGTCCTGATAGCCTTTCTCATTGCCGTCGGCGAGGACCGAGCGCAGGCGGGCAGTCTCGGCCCCCCACCGTTCAGCTTTGATCCAACTGAGGACTTCGCTGATCTGGACTTGCTCAGCGGGTTCCTGAGCGAAAGCACTGTCGAAGAAGCTCACCAGGCTGGTAAGCTGAGGGGCCATGGCTGGCTGTGCCTGTGCTGTCATGTGGAAAGTGTTTGGTTGTTGTCGGAGAGGATCACGCGGCGCCGGCGAGCGCATTGTGTTCTTCGAGCTGGCGGTAAAACTCGATGGCTTGAGGGCTGACGAACACCCCAGCGAAGAAGTCTTTGAGGTAGAGACCGGAGAGGCTTCGGAGACGCGAAAGGGCGACGTACGCCTGCCCTGGCTCACGGGCTGCTCGAATATCGATGAGCGCGCGGTCGAGGGTGAGGCCTTGGCTCTTGTGGATTGTCAGGGAGTAGGCCAGTCGCAGAGGGAATTGGCTGAAGGTGGCTGAGTCCTCGTCCTGAGGGTCGAAGCGCCAGACGAAGCGGTCGACGTGGATCTCGGCCCCCGTGTCCTTACGCACGACGATCTGGGCGTCATCCATATCGATGATGGTCCCGCACTCACCATTGGCCGCGATCAGCTCTCCATCTTCGCTGGTGAGGTTGGCTGTGAACATGACCCGGGCGGAGATTTTCAGATGAAGCTCAGGAGGGGTGACGAGGTTTTCGATCAGGTACTCGACCTGGTGGTCGGGTCCCTTGGTGTCGGCGGTGAAGGTGCGCTCGGGGTGTTCGTCGATGGTCCCAAGCTGGTAGGCGTTCCACTTGTCGACCTGCACGTTGTGGGTGAAGAGGCGTGGGATGTTGCGGTCGGGAAATCTGGCGACTTTGGAGCGCAGGATCTCGGCGGTGATGCCACGTACACGACCGACACGGAATTCATTGAGCGCGGTGATGAACTCGGGCTCGTTTTGGCGGAAGATCTGCGTGAGGTAGCATCTGCAGAAGTTTGCACGCTGCCATGACTCCGACTGAAAGGCCCAATCGTAGCGGCCGCTCTTGGCGACTGGCGGGAGCTGGAGGAAGTCGCCGACAGCGATGATTTGTACGCCGCCGAAGGGGGCGTCGACTCCACGGATGCGTCGGAAGTGAAAGTCGAGGTAGTCGAGAAGCCTACCCGGAAGCATTGACACCTCATCGATGATCACCGTGTGCGCGGTGGTGATTCGGCGGTAGGCGGCGCGGCGGGAGCGTGTCATGTTCGCACCGAGGTAGGCGAAGTAATCCTCGAAGGATTGCCCTGGGGACGGGCCGATCATGATCCCGGCAAAACGGTAGATGGTGTGGGTGCGCACATGTAGGCCGGTGCGCTCACGGAACTGGGATTGAAGATTGAGCGCTGCGATTCCAGTGGTGGCGCACAGGTCAACCCCATTGCGAGAGCGCCCGACGATCGAAGCGGTAACAGTGGACTTACCGGTGCCGGCCATGCCTGTGATGAAGGCATTGGATCCGGCCTCGGAGATCTCCACGGCGAGTTGTTGCTGGGGGGAGAGTTTCATTATGATTTATTGAGGTCACGAGCAGCGGCGATTTCGTCGATGTGCTCGCAATAGAGATTGGACCAGGTGACCAGGCCGTGGATGTTGCGCTGGTCTAGCATGAGCTGGTGCTCGACAAATCCGACCGTGGCTCGGAGGGCAGCGCGCGACGCGGCCAGATCTTGCAGCAGTTGTGCATGCTGTGGGTGGTTGGATGGGGGCGTTACAGCAGGGGCTTCCCGCATGGCTTCGGCGTGCCCCTTGGCGCGAACTTCTTTCGCGGAGGAGAGTAGGCTGCTTTCCAGCCTTACGCATAGCAGGCAGCAGCCTAGCCCGATTGTAGCGCCAATGAGGGGGGCGTGTTGCATCAGGCAACTGGCTGAGCCTGTTGCGACCATGATGGATGCTAGCTGGATTCTGAAAGATGCTTTGGTCATTTCGTGGTGTCGGTGAGTTGTATTTCGATAGCGGACTTGTTCGAGGGGGCTCATGAGAAGTACCTCTTCAGTTCTTCGCCGAGCCAGCGCGCTGCGTTTACGGCGACTCCATTTCCGATCATGCGGAAGGCGTCTCGATGAGTCCCTGCGAAGCGAAATGAATCTGGCACGCCCTGGGCTCGCGCATACTCGCGCACTGTGTATGGGCGAACGCCATACGGGAAGCGCTTGTCCACGACTGCCCGCGTGCTCACGTCCTTTGAGTAATGAGCAACGCAAGTAGGCATGATGTCGCCTTTGGCGGGGTCACTGATGATCGGTCTGTCGCGATACTCCCCACGAAGCCGCTTGTAGAAGTAGTCAGGGATATCGACCTGCGGGTCGTCCTCGATGATCTCGGCGAGAGCCACAGCACGTCCCGCCTGGGGCTCGCACCATGCGAAAGACTTTCTGCTCCCAATAATAAAGAGCCGATTGCGAACCTGCGGGAGCCAAGTGTCAGCGCGGATTGGACAGAAGACAGTGACGTAGTAGCCGGGGAGCTTTGTCATGGCTTCCATGACGACCGGGAACTTCCGCATCCCGGGGACATTTTCGATCGCGAACACCTCAGGAGGATCAATTACCATGTGCCTGAGCGCATGCAGGAATAGGCCATCGCCTGTCCGCGTCTCATGTATGTCGGCGATGGTGCTGTACTTCGTGCACGGGTAGGAGAAGAACTGCGCGTCGGCCGCGCGTTCACCTTGAAGCACCAACTTGCGTGAGATGTCGCATTGGCAGACGTTGTGCGAGAAGTTGAGGCGCTGCGTCTCGCAGCATGTTGCATCGATCTCGTAGGAGTTTCGTACATGAAGCCCGGCCTGCTCGAAACCAATGTCTGAGAGACCGGCGCCTGAGAAGTATGTATCCAGGGTGATCATGAGCGCACCTCCTGCACCGCGATGCGGTAGACGGTCCGACGGTCGACCCCGAAGGAGCGTCCGACTGCTGCACAGTTGCCGGAGGCTGCCATGGCAATGCGGATGGCTGCGACGTCGTGCCTTCGGGTTCCGATCGGGCGCCCACGCCGGGCGGTTGGTACAACGAATCCCAGTTCACGTTCGGCGCGACAGACCAGGGCAGGTGCGTATCCGCGATGGCGCAGGCCTCGGCGGGTCAGCCCTTGAGCAGCAAGCTCACGAATGCGCTCCATGCGTTGGGCGACGGGCAGGCGCGGTTTTACCTGAATGATCTGCGCCGGGGCAGGTTTGCGTGCTGCGCGGTGGCTCAGAAGCTTCTCGCGCAGTTCAGCGATGTGAGTGGGGCAGGCTTTCATTGCAGTATCAGCGCTCGGTGAGGGCTGGAAGTTTGATAACCGGTGGCTTTGGCACTGGCGGGTATGAGCGGGGCGGTTTGGGAGGAGCAACGAGGGCAGGCATTGCCTGCACCATGAGGCGAAGGGCCTCGGTCATGGCATATGCCTGTTGCTCGGCGTCGCGTGCCTCCTCAGCCATGCCGGCTTCAGAGAGCAGGGATGCATCCTCCATCAGCCCGTCGGCTCGCGCCTGGATCGCAGTGTAGGCGGCGCGTGCCTGAGCGATCGGAACCGTGGTGATAGGGGGCGTTGGTTTATGGGGGGGCGGAAACACCCGAATCGGGGGTGGTGCGGCATGGACCGATTCCGACAGGGTCATGTATGTCAGCAGTCCTGTGAGCGTCATGGCAGTGAGCCAGAGTATGCCTTCGATGATGCGTTGTTTCATGGCGGTTGTGTCTCAGGTTTTGTCGACGGATTCGGACTGATGCGCGCCACGCCCGGCGAGGAGGTCCAGGCAGGCTCGAACGCTCGTGCCGGCGATATCGCGGGCACAGACGTGGAGGTGGCATCGGCCGTCGATTTGCCGATGAATCTCCACGTAGCTCTCCGCTTCGATCTGGCTCATCCGGACGGAGTCGGTGCGAAGCCCCCGGATCACGGTGAGCACTTGTTCATCGTTAGCATCAAGCGGGATGCCGAGAGCGTCGCGGAACAGACATTGAGGGGCGGTGGGCGTGCTCATGACTCCACCCGCCTGCCGAAGTCGGCGATCAGAAGCGCATCCGCAGTGTCGGCGGTGGGCTTCATCGAGGGAAACCTGCGTGCAGCCTCCAGACGCAGAGCCTTTTTTTTGTCGGCGTACTCCGAGCCCTTCACACCTGAAATCCCCGCCTGCCACTGCTGAGGTTTAACAAGGCGGTGGCTGATCCCCATGCCCATCAGGATACCTTCCCATACACCCAGATTGCGCATCATCACGGCGACCTGGGCACCGCGCATGGCGACGCGCCCTTGCTGAAAGCCGGTGAGCTCCTCGATGTAGGCAATCACCTGGCTGCGATCTCGCCCGCAAAGGGCGTCTTGGATGGCCTCGAGCGGAAGCGTCGTCTTGGTCTTGTGCACTACGGCTCTCCCGTCTGGGGTGATGAAGGCGAGTGCGCCGCCTGCTCCTGGGTCGATTCCGATAATTGTCTTTGTGGTCATTGGGTTTGGTCGATCGCTGCCCAGTCTACGTGCACAGGCAGCAGTGTTGTGGCATTGCCCGCCCCCGGCCGTGCCAGCATCGCGGGCACCAGCCAGCAGGCGGCGGGTTTGCTTCTTGGTGCGCACGGATTCGGATCCGCATCAGGTGCACCTCGAACGGCTTCAGAACGGGTCTTGCCCGCCCGAAGCCATCCAGATCTTCATTCGCGAAATAAGTAAGGGTTTCTCCTCCGGGAGGCGGTGGTTGCGGATCCCGATCCAACCGTACTCCATCCCCGGCTCGATCCACATGCACAGGGATGCCTCTGGGAGCTGGCGTAGTTTGAGCCACTCGCGAGCCCCCTCCGATTGCTTGTCGGAGGGAAACTCGAAAGGGATATCGAACGACGGCTCTCCCAGAGGCCGCGGGGGTTCAGCAGATTGAACGGGGGCAGGAGTTGGAGGCTCCGCTTGGGGTTTGATGATCAGGCCCGCGTTGGCAGGCTTTGCAGCCCCCGCGTTGGCCTTACCGAGTAGATCCTTGAGTGATGCCATGGTGTCTCCTGCCCCCGGTTGAGTGGTATTGGTCGATCAGTACGCCGACTCAGCAACTGCGGGGGCGGGCGTGCCCGCGCCCCCGGCCTTGGCTGCTGCAATAGCTGCGATGGCCTTCTCGAGGCCATCAGCCAGGCGCTTGTCGGCAGCGAGAGGCTTGGGATTGGCCTTGAAGACCGGCAGCCAGTTCGCGTGCAGCTTGGTGACCGCATCCTCGTCGAGGTCGCCCAGGTCGACGCCGGCGTGCTTGCCGACATGGACCTTGAGGGCCATCCAATCGTCACGGCCGCCCTGACCATCGGCGCTCTGCTCGGAGCGGCGGAACTGCGAACCTTCGCCCTTGGCAGCGTCCTTGGCCGGGCGGTCCTTCTTCCTTGTGAACTTGCCGGACGCCTTCGGCGCCGTCTCGGGAGCACCCTTGTATGGCGTGCACGCGGCGATGTTGGCGTATGTCTCGCCGTTCTCGCCCTGGCTATGCGTGACCACGATGAAGGCGGGTTTGCCGAGCAGTGACTCGGTGTCGAACTCTTGAAGCTCCTGGGCGTTGAGGTCGCGCCCAAACCACTGGCGGAGGAACTTCCTCAGGCCGGCTTTTTCATTCAGGCTACAGGTGAATGCCTGGGACCAGACGCACTGAGATTCTCCCTTGGCGTTGAGCCCCGTCTCGAAGACGACGCGAAACTTCTCCTTCGGGCCGAAGGCGGTTTCCTTGATTTCGGGGGGAGTGATGTCGACGCAAACGGCGGGGCCGGTATACTCGGGGTGTGGCTCGAAAGAGCCGGATTTCTTTTCAGATAGCTTCATGTGAAATGTTGAATCAGCTGGTTGGTACGTGGGTTACTTGGTGGTGGGGCTAAGCAGTACGCGGCACTTGGCGGCGGCACTCTTGCCGAGCTTCCTGAGCTGCTTGCGCCCCGTGTGGGGCATGTACTTGCTACGCCAGGCGCGGCGAGCGCCTCTGGTCGATGGAGGAGCGGCAAGGGGATTGAGGTTGGGGGTAATTGCCCCCAGCCCGAGGGCTGCCATAGCCCCGACTAGAAATGCAGGGCGACGAGCACGCTTTGCGTGGAGTGGATTGGTGTGCATAGGCAGCAATCTCAGAGCTTGTTCTTGCTGTCCTCACCGACGTCATCCCGGGACCCCTCATCGGATGGGACAGACACGGTGCCGTGAGCAGTGGCACGCTTGCGACCAGGCCCCTTCACTAGGCCGAGGGCCTTGAGATGGGCTGTAACCTCGGGGACGCTAAGCGAGAGTTCCTTCGAGATCTCAGGCTGAGTACGCCCTTCGAGGAAGAGATCGCAGATGCGTTTGCGAATGCCGGCGGTGTACTCTTCGCTCTTCGCCTTCTCTCGATCCTCCATCTCGCGGATGGCATCGAACAGCTGAGCCGCACCGGGGATATAATCTCCCTTGGTTTCCAGCCACGCGAGGAAGCACTGGATGTAGTCCACCAGGTGGGTCCCCTTGAAGTGGCACCAGGCCACATAGACTCCCTCGGGATAAACAAGGAGTTCCTCGTCATTATCGACGAAGAGGCTGCGCAGATCGGTGATGTATTTCTCTGCAGTCTCATCACCAACCCTGTCCGGAATAAGCATCGGATCGAGGTCGAGCCCATCCCAGCTCTCAGTGGTGAGCACTTCAGCGGGCGGGCGCTTCTCCCAATGCGAGGCCTGGTCGACAGCGATACCGGGAAGCTCAGCCTGGCGCTCATCGTGTGTCATGGACTCGGTCTCGAGCAATGCACCGGTGTCGAGGCGATACACTGATTTCAAGCCACGTGAGGGCGCGTCGAAGCGAACCTCGCAAGGCACACGCCGGAAAGTATAGCCGGCCGTGAGCTGGTTGCTCAGCTCATCCACACGAGCCTGGATTCCGTCGCAGCGGGCCTTGAGTTGTGAAGCCATGGCCTTCCGATTGTCGTCAGCAGCGACGAGCTCACGATTTGCCTCAGCAAGGCGTTTTCCGATCTCGAGGAGCTCCCGCTCCGTGAACTCCACGCGGAGATCCCGGTCGGTTTGTTTCGGCGGCCGCACCGGTTTGATCACTGCCTGTGCGGCTGCATTGGCGGCCGAGGATGTGCCTGCAGTGGGCTGAGGAACGGAGCCAGCAGTGGAAACTGAGGCTTCGGGTGTAATTGCCGATGTCTTGCCATCGACTGCGCTGTCATTTTTATGGGTCATGTTATCTGACTCTTCGTTTTGAGAAGCCCCGGTCATTGCAGTGACCGGGGCTTCGTGTTACCTGAGGGGCCCGCTGAAGTTCGGGCCCCTGGAAATCGTGCCTCAGATCGGAGCTGTTCAGCTCCCGCCGCTGAGGCGCCGGCGTGTGCCCCAATAACCTCCGGTAAGCCCAAACTACCTACCGGTGAACCACCGGGCCCCCGCCCGGTGGAAGTGTTGCCGAGCAGTGATGCGCTCATGCGACGCGATGAGCAGCCAGCCAGGCGTCGAGCTCTCCAGACTCGAAAACGAATCTGCGGGCGTTGAGCCGGATGTGTGGCACGCGCTCCTTGCGTACGAATTGCCAGAAACTGCATGGGTCGGAGTATCCCAGGAGCTTCATGACCTGATCGCCTGAGAGATACTGGCGCTCAGCGAGCGGCTTACTCGGCGCTGTGTGTGTGGAAAGTTTCATTGGGAATGGGCGGCTAAAGGGGGTCAGTCGAAGAGCCCATATGGCTCCTCAGTCATATCCGGCACATAGATCTGGAGCGGGCGTCCATCGCCCCACTCGACTCGGCACGGGTAGCAGTCGGTGCGGTTCACCAGGCGCAAAAAGGCCTCAGGGCTCAGGCGCAAGAACGCCGCACGGAGCAGGAAATTCAGGCACTCAACCGCGATCCACTGTAAGACCGCAGGGTGCGTGTCGGCTGGCAAAAGCAGCGGCATACTCAGAGCCCCCACGTGTCGAGGGTTCCGCCGATCAGAAAGGCGATGAGCACGACCACGAGTGCGAGGACAGGATTGATGTCTTTATCGGAGGGCTGGGGGGATTGCATGGCCTAGGGGTGTTTGGGGAAGGGAGCAGGCACACCGCCCCCTTTCCCCCGTTGATGTGGGTGGTTATCCAGCCTTCAGGCCAAGGCGGCCGGCGATCGAGTCCTTGAGGTCATCGAGGAGCTCTTGCATCACCAACTGGCGCTCCTCCTGAGCAAGGAAGGCACGTGTCGCGAGGTCGTGCGGATGACGGCTGGTATAATAGGCGCGCATGAGCCTGTTCCTCGGCAGACCGCTCGACGGCGAAATCGAGCCGAACTCATGCCGAGGCAGGATCGACGAGAGCATTTCATTGAGCCCGGTGTTCGAGCGAATGGCGTGCGCCATCAGCTCGAACATCGCCGGGAGGTCAGTCGTCGGTGGCACCGTCATCAGCGCCGGGGCTGTCGGCATCACATAGCTGCCAGTCCGACGGATCGTCGGCAGTACCTCCGATGTCACCCAACGCTTGAACTCCTTCGCCTCCTTTTTTCGGCTCTTGAAGATCAGGCTGTATAGGCCTGACTCAGTGACCACTGTCACCTGCTGGGGGCCGCCATGGGTATCTGTTATCGTGACCCCCTTTTCGTCGGTATCCAAAGTGGATACGGCTTGGCTCGAGTTGTTCAGTCCGAGGCAGGCGCAAACGTCAGACGCAACGAAGAGCGGGGCCTCGGGGGTCCCCAAAACGCGCACGCCCTGGGCGCCGCGGAATTTCAGTGTAGTATCGATTGTATTCATTCGGTGTAAATGTAACGGGTCCGCTAAGCGGGCTTTTTTGGGCAGTATCTGGGGTCAATATTGGGTCTATAGGTGCTCAATATGTGAGCCCCTTGATGGCTCCCATGGCGGCGTCGAAAGACGGCTTCTCCGCAGGGGAGATCACCCCATCGGCGGTAATCTCATCGATCGTCTTGTGCGCAAGGCACAGGGTCTCGTTCGCGGACTCCACGTGCTCTACCCCAATGTCTGCGAACATCGCATCCCCGGGCCTGCCGGCGGTGCGGAAAATTCGGCTGCAGTGTGCGGCCGAATTGCGTGCGATTTTGAGGGATGATGATTTCATTCTCGGGACAGGGAGAAAGAGATCTCGTTATGAGGCCAACACCTCGACCGCCGCTTCACGGAGCAGCGCAAGGACTCGGTCTTCGCCAATGGCAGCCTCAAGAGAACGAATGCGGTCAGCGATTTCGGCCGACTTGGTGCCCGGTAGCTTCCCGTGCGAAGACAGATCTGCCGAAATCAGGCGCATCACATATTCGCTCCGATCTTCTCCGGTGGTCAGAATGTGGCTGTCCGTAGCTACCAAAAGCCTGGGATCAAATGAAATGCCGACTGGCCTTCTTTTCTCGGTCTCCATGCGTGCAATTCTTGCTACACGTTAGCAAGCGATGCAATAATAATTCGTAGCAAGATTAGCAAGAGCCTACTAGTGTTTAAAATGCGAATGAAAGATGCCGACAAAAAAGCAAAGCGTGCACCGGTTGGGATAAGCTTCCCTCCGGGGCTTCACGAGAAGGCCAAAGCTAAGGCTGGTAATAACTTGTCTGCCTATGTATGTGAACTCATCGAGCGCGATCTTGCCGGGCCAAGGCCTGATGACCTCCCTGCGCGCGCGGTTTCCTCGGACTCACCTACGCTCATTGGCGACCTAGCGGAGATGGTATGTAATCCAATCGTTTCCAATGAGCTAAACAAGCACCTTGAGACAAAGACGCCGGGATTTACCCAGGCGATGGTGCTGAGGGCCCTACTCGACAACCTGAACCGATTCTTCCGAGAGGGCGGACATATTCCCAAAGAGGATCCGCACGACTCGATGCCGATGGTCGTGAATCCAACCCATCTGCCGGTACGATTTTTGATTCCAAAGGCTATCGAACACGAGGACCGGAAGCTGCTCGCGCACGAGCGCAAGATCACCGAGGAACAGGACCCAAAGCGCCGCGAACACCTCGAGCAGGAGCTCGAGACTCATGCGCAGCCTCTATGGCCACTTCTCAATGCAGCAGCGGGGTTGGCGCGAATCTTCCGGGGCGCGGTGATCGCCAGCGCATTCTTCCCAACCCAGCTATACTCGAAGCGGGGCAATGAAATCCTTGAGCAAATCCGTGAGTATACCGCCAAGCCGGCGCCAGCAGGAGGCACAGCCACAGGCAAGACCGTGCTAGAGGACTTGGCACGCACCCTATGCGGCGAACTGGTAGCAGAAAGGGTTAAGAAGCACCTTCAACTTCAAAGTCAGGCCGAAACACTCAAGGCCCTCATCGAGGCATTGGATCGTTTTTATGCCGATGGCGGATTGATAATCGAAGATTGCTTCTTCGATGGATCCCCGTGGATCGTGAACAGCACCCGACTCCCCCTGCATGACATCATACCTGATGGAGTGAAGTTTGCCCACAAGATGGTTTCCGATGCGGAGCGCTACATCGAGTTTCTCGATGCCTCAGGGGAGGACAACGATATCGCTACGGCCCAAACCAAGAAGAAGGCACAGGAGAGTCTGGTCTTTTGGGAGCGAAGGTTGCACCGCCTAATGGAAGTGGAGCGGATTCTTCGAGAGGCCGCAGCAAAGGAAGGTCATTCTATCGAAATGACAGGAGACCCCTTCGATTACGATTTTATCCCGAGTGAAACTGGCAGCGAGAGAGCGCACATTCGCGAAAAGTTGAAATTCCAATTCACACCACCAAGTCCGGAAGATTTGGCGAAGCCAGTGAAACTCGAGCAAACAGTCCCAATTGAGGCCCCCGCCCCACACCCTGGGAGTGGAACCGCGGCTTTGGCCGACGCAAACCGCCCCACCCAGGAACCCGACTCCCATAGAGTCGATGTCAGCCCGCCAAAACGCAGAATCATTGCCGACACGAATCCCTCAGCCTCGCTACACGCAACACAAGCAGAGGCAGTTTCCGCAGCGAAAGCAGCCAACGATGCCCCCTCCGACGCAGAGGTTCTTCTCTCGACACAGAAGAAATTACGAGACAACCCTATGCGATCAAATAAACCTGAGGAGTCTAATCGGTAATGGGCACCCCGCTGTTCGGCTATTCTCCTCGCCCGGCTTCGCTGGACGAGGTTCACGAGGATTGTGTTGTCGACTACGACAAGTCGATGAACAGGCCATGCATCTGGAACGGCATCATGCAGGTCATCCAGAAGACAGCGGAGATCCAGCCTGTCACAGGACAACTGCACATCGACTCGGAGTTTGTAGAGCACGTTTTGGAGCCTTCAGCTGCAGCACTGGTCCTCTGCTCCCAGGAAAAGGTATCGTTCCCACTCCTCGACCTCTGGAGGAGCGACAATCGAAGGGAGATGCTCGTGGACACCTACATCATTGGGCCAAAGCCAGTCGACCCAGAGGGGGCTGCGCTCTGGGAGGAAACCCAACAGCAGCTAGCTGCGCAGCTCACGGATCACGGCCGCAAAGGATACCCAGTCCTGGAGTTCAACACATGCCTCACCTCCACGAAATAGTCGCCAGCATTCACAAGCTCGACGGCCTGGTGGCGAGAGCAGAAGGACGCCTCGCCAAGGATCCTCAGAACTGGGATATCGCAGCACTCCTGCACACAAACGTGAAGCTCCTGGCACGACGCAAGCAGGAGTTCGATGCCTACGTGAAGAGCCTCCGAGGAGAGCCCGTGTCCTACTCCGTCCACAGTAGTTCGATCGCACCGACGCCTGGCCTGCGAGACATCTGCTCAGCTTTCGCTTCCTTCGAAACCGCCGTTTTGTTGACCGCACAGAGCAAGTTGCTCGACCAGCCAGTCGTGAAACGTAAGCTCGAGCCCCCGGTAGAGGCAGCATCACTGCGGTATGGATATCTTGAATCTAGCGGACCAAACCAGTTGGCCTTTGTGGCATGCACGAGAGGAGAGCAGCAACGTGAGATGTCATTCATGGCAGAGCTTGAACCTGGCGATCCTAAGCGCCTTCAGGTGGTGCCTGATGGAATTTTGCTCGAGGCGGCGCAGGACGTATTTCAGATAGTCAACATTACGCCACGCGAGCGGAACAAACTCACGGATTTTGCCCGCAAGAATGGGCACGCCCCACTGCTCGAAATCAGCCGGTGGTGCTCAATTCACAGCGACGCGAATCTGGACGCTGAAAGCAGGTGGGGCGATCTCGATCCATCTAAGTTGCGTGCAACCAGGCACCAAATGGAAACAGTGGTATGGATGCTGAATGAAATCAGCGATGATATACGATTCGATGTATTCGAACTAACAGGCGTCTTCTACTCCGTAAATTCCAGAACCAGAAGGTTCGCATTTGAATCAGACGAAGGGGAAGTGGTCGCGGGGCACTTCGACCCTGCCGTAGTCAACCACTCGAAGCCAATGAAAGTACCGCGTCGATATCGCGTTACCCTAAGCAAGGCTACCAGGGAAAATGAAGCCCTCGGGGAGAGCGTGGTCAGATACACAATAATCTCACTGACCGAAGCATAGCCCCCCCCATCTTCACACCCGCCTATGCCCGCAGACTACCACGAGCCAACGGACAAGCAGTTGAAGTATATCCGAGATCTCGGCGGAAAGCTCCCTGATGGATCAAGTAGAGACGATGCTTCAGACCTAATCCGAGATCTGCTGAGCGCTAATCCCGACAAAGTCACCCCTCGACAGAAAATGGTGCTCCGGTTCTTCGGGAAAACCCTGCCTGATCATTGGACCAGAGACGATGCATCAGAATGGTTGAATAGGTTCTATGAAGGCAACCCGAACAGGCGCATCGCATGGTCGGAGTACAAACTGTACGTCGGTGATGATGGCTCGAGTACCGACCCCGATTCAATTGAGTTCGGTATCGGACAGCCCATGGTGAAGGCACTGGATTCGGAGCATCTCGACGAACAGCCTGACGTTGAATATGGTAACGGAGAAAGCAGTCGATTAGACGAGCGCAAGGATGAGCACACAGCAGGACAAGGCCGCGTAGGCGGATTGGAGATCAATCTCGATTTCGGAAAACCGGCTTCGCACTTGCAGAAATCCGAGCTGTACCCAGCCTATGCCGAGTACCTCCGGAATAATAACCTAACAGAAGAAGAAGATCAGGACAAATATCGAAAAAGACGGGCCGCCGAGCTCGCAGCAGAGCGAAGCGCAGCAAGGGGCGCCGGGGCACCCAAAGAATACACCAACATCGATGAATACGTGAAGAGCAAGAACGGGAACGCGTCAGGATGCGGCTGCCTTGCAATCCTAGCAGTAATCATCCTAACTGGCACGACGATTAGCTTCATTTAATCGTATGACGATTAGAATTTTAGCTGAATCGCTTCGCGAAGTCTCCAGTTCATCACCGCGTCTTTCGGCGCTAAACAGCGAGAGCGACCAGGCCCTTGTGGATCGTGTCACAGGCTGTCGCTGGTGCCGCGAGCTCTGGTCGCCCGAAGTTCCCGAGCTTATCAAGGAGGCCAACAACTTAAGCGAACTATGGCCACTACTGTTACAGTTGAAGCGCCAACATAAATGCAAAAAAGAGCGCGCCAATGGTGTAAATTAGGAGATCACCATGATCAACGGGATTGATCCCCCATTACCCGGCAACAGGAAATTATCAAATACTACAAGCACCCAAATGAAAGCCTCCGATGTCATACAAATACTGGACGAAGCAAAGGTCAACGAAGGATGGCCTTTCTTCGACAGCACCGACAATATCACTGAAGCAAAGGAGTTCAGACGTAGAGTAGATCTGGTAAAGAACGTCCCAGGATTCGCCCCGTACTGCGAAATTTTTCTTCAGTCAGCTATCTACAGCACAACAAGGGACCAGTTTCTTTTGCGTCGCGAAGAATGGGATCTTTTCAGAGGCACAACCACAACTCTCATTGGACTACTCAGAGGAGTATATGTTTATGCCAGTGGAATCTCTTCCGACGAGCCCTCATCCATCTATGTCAAGATCGACCCCCAAGGTAGTACAGAGTACTTCTGCGAGATTCTTACGAATATTGACAAAGCACTCACCCTGGTATTACTCCACGAGGACATCAAGGGAAGTGTAAAAATCTCAGGATGCGACAGGGGCTCAATATGGATTGAATTACTAGTCGGTGGCCCAATAGCAGTCTCTACAGTCGGCGCGCTCGCATGGGCAGCAGCTGTCGTCCATAAGAAAGCCAAGGACAACGCGCTCCACGAGGACTATGTGCGAACAATGATCGGATTGAAACAAGAATCCCTTATCGACCTGATAGACACGCAAAAGCGCATGCTGGATATGCTAATCGACACAGAGGCAAAAGCAATCTACTCCAACACAAGCTCAGGGAAGAACGACCATGAGCAAGTCGCACGAATTAGGACCTCCATCAAGATGCTCGCTGATGAAATCAGCAGGGGCACGGAAATATGCCCATCAATTAAGGCGGGAGAGGATGTTAAGAATCTTTTTCCTGATTACAAAAAATTGGACTCCATCACATCAAAAACACCATTACTAACCGACGGTGATGATGGGAAAAGATAACGCCAATCTATGTTCATGCTAGGCAGATTTGCATACAATATCCTGGCAGTCGGCGTTCTGACGATCAGCCCCTTAATCGCTCACCCGGGAGCACTGGACTCCAACGGAGGACACAAGGACAAAAGAACGGGGCAGTACCACCACCACAAGGCCACATCTCAACAGCAACAGGATCATCCAACCGGGCATGCCACAAGCGATTCACCTCGTAAAAGCACTACGCCGCCAACAACAGCACAGGGTGCCGAGATCGATAGGCTCGTCCAAGAGTATTTCAGATCAGCCAACACAGGACTGGCCAACAAGCCGATAGGCGTCACCCATGAGCGCAACGTGAGCGAACAGACGAAGTCCAAAGTGATAGCTAGAGATGGAGGACACTGCGTCACATGCGGATCAACCCGCCAACTTGAAGTGGATCATAAGGTAGCCCTGATGAACGGCGGCACCAACGAGGAATCAAATCTCGCCACACTCTGCGACGACTGCCACACAAAGAAGACACGCATGGACGGGTCACTGAGGAGAAACCGGGAAAAGCTACAACGCAAAGGTCACAATGGTCAGTAAGGCATTCGTTATTGGTAATGGATTCGATCTGAGTCTCGGAATGAAAACATCGTACAATGATTTCATTGCCTCAGATCGCTTCCAGAAGAGGCTAAACTCGGGGGCAAGCCTGCTTTATGTGCACCTGCACAGCGTAAAGTCCCTAAAGAGATGGGTAGACGTCGAAGCTGAACTCGCAAATTACTCAAAAGCAATCAATGGTAAGAGCGGCGCGGAGGACACATTCCTCTCAGAGTTCAGAATATTAACGGAAGACCTATCCGCTTACTTAAGGGATTGCGAAGTTCGCCTCAACAGGAACAGCCACGCATACAAGTTGATAGAGCAACGCGCCAATGCGACCTCAGAGTTCTACACGTTCAATTACACCACCGCGCTCTCCGATGTAATTGTAGACCTGATGACAATAAATACCGCGCGATCAAACATTAAGCACATTCACGGAGACCTTAGGTCACAAGGCATAATCGTGGGAGTCGATGATATCGCAACGATCTCACCATCTCATTCATTTATAAGGAAGAGCTCACATCCATATTTCGGTCAGTACGCGACCACAACAGGCCTCCTGAATGCGCATGAAGTATACTTCTTTGGACATTCACTCGGACCGATGGACGAGTCTCACTTTACTGAGTTCTTTCACCATTGCGCAGCCCCGTCCCCCGCCAGAAGACGACTGTACTTTTTTCACCATGGTGCTGAGAGTAAGCACAGCTTGGACGATAGATTATACGCACTTACTGGAGGCAAGGTAGCCGCAATGAAGAGGCGGCATCAGGTGATGTATTTTGACACCTTGAATGGCTATGACCTGTCTAACATAGACCGCCAATAACTCCTGGCTACACCAGAAGCATCATCAGGGCTCAGTCGGATTCTTAGCGATACCAACTACACCAAACCAAAATGACCCCAAAAGACGCAGCCATAGAACTAGCCAAACAACTAATATCCGACCCAGCTGTACAAAACAGATTACAGGACCTCGGAAAGACTGTCGCCATATCCGGCACGGGCTACGTCCTACAAAACGTAAGTGGCAATGTAGCTGCGCATGCTATAGCAATAAAGGCTGCTGCCGTTGGAAAGGCGGCTGTCGTAGTGATAATGTCTCCACCGGGACTGGCATGCCTTTGCATTATTGCCATCGGAGGGATTGCCTATGCGCTTTCTGAAAATGAACCAACCCAAAACACACTATTCGACTGCGAAGCAGACCACTCGCCAATGGTCGACTTCATAGATCGACAAATCCACGACACTTCCTGGATGTAGCATCCTAATGCATACAAATAATACAATAGCTACATAATTAGCTACGGCGCCGGTGAGGTCTCTTTCACCGACTGCGTATGCGGAGCTATAACATCGACAGAAATAGCCGAACGAGTATAATCGGGAAGATTTGGATTTTGCTTAGCTATTGTATCCAGATCCACAGGGTGCTTCCTCGCGGCAACGACGGCCTTTGCAGCCTGCTCCAACAGCTTAGCCTGCCTCTCAGTTTCAACACAAACGTTAAATTCCCTGTGCGCAACCTGCAATAGCAGGCTCAGAGAAACTGCCATTGTAGAAAAACAAAAGGCAAAAGCACTAAGCCACGCCTCAGGATAAATACCTCTTGCCGCAGCAAAGGCAGGAGCAAGAACGGAGAACATCAGTAAGGCCCTACCAAGCTTAGACACTCTCTCCCTGGTTTCCCGTGCCTCATCCAAAAACTCTCCGCCATCTTCGATTGACCTGTCGATAGCCCTATCAACAAGGGCTTGAGCTCTTGCAACTAGTTCCCGCACTGAGATCTGAAATATACTGCCAGCTGTTCCGCAGACCAAGGCAACAACCATAATTGACTCCTTGGCAGGGTCCAGAACCCAGCCTAAGACAAAGCCTACCGCCCCCAGTAGTCCGATGAATATAATACCAGTCGGGATCATTTCTTACTATACTGTATTGTCGCTAATAAGTCCATCCAAATAGGTATCTATTTTCTGAAAAATAGCGCGCTGATCGATCTGCCCACCTAGCACAGGAACTTGCAGCGTCACCTTCTCCGACAGGGTCAAATCGCCACCTTTCAATGAGGAACCATTACTTAGAACTACCTCATACTTGTCATCCGACATCATCGCAACTTGTTGCGCAAGTGCGACCATCGCCGCATTACCGATCTTTCGCCCTCGCCCAGGCTGACTAACCTCAAGACGCACCTGAAGCTCTTCTCCATCGGGACTTGACAATAATGCGTTTGGAATAGGAATGCCCAATGCATTTATCATACGAGTCGTAACCCTAGCCACTTGATTTCCACCAGCACTTGGGGCGATTTTATCTTTAATACAAATCGCAGTGGCCTTATTTACACCTCTTCTTCGGAGCGCAGCAGCAGAGGCTGGGGCAAAGCTGATTTGCTGAGGCGATGGGAGGATAGAGGTACAGCTAGTAGTCAACAGCCATGTCAAGTAGTCCGCCAAATGAGTAGCTCTAAGCGCGGGCGACTGCACCACGCCAACGTGATTCCCTCTGACGCCAAAAAACAACATGGACTCGATGAAATCGCGCTGGAAGCCATTTGCTTGCTGAGACACAGGAGGACGGACCGGCGTAACCTGCCAGCAAGTTGCAGTGGGGTCTCGGTCGAAGATAATCTGATCCTTACCTTGGGTCCAAACCCACAAGACTCCGCACAACGTGTTACCGACAACACAATGCTCGTTCCAAACCTGCTTAACATCATGGTCCATTGATCGCTCTCGACCAATGGACCTAGGGATTTGACTCAAGGCAGAGGTCAGCACTTGCTCCAGAGTGCGCGCCTGCGGTGCTAGGTAAACCGCGTGTTGATACGTAATGGTTCGAACAATTGGCTTAGTGGTACTCATTTTAGCCTAACAAATTAAGGGAGCATTGCGTATGCTCATAGAAAACAATACCACCTAAAACAAGCAAGATAAACCCAATCACGAAGCTACTGCACCAGCTTGTAACGCACTAGCCGGCGTCGAGGCAAACCAAGCCTCCCCGTCGCTCGGCAGCACTAACTGTCGGTAGTGCGCGAAGACCTTAGCCCGGCTCGTGCCGGCATCCAAGGCCACCTGATCCACGTTCCCGGTCTTGGCCACTGCGTGTGAGATGTAGCTGTGCCGGTAACAGTTCCTCGGCTGCGGGATCTTAGCCTGCTTGGCGGCGTGTCGGATGTACTCGATCGCCGTCTTGTTTTGGACCACCGGGCCACTCTTCTTATGGCCGCAGAGCTTGAGCCAGGCCACCGCGGCCGGGCATAGCGGAACCAACCTATTGGCGGGCGTGTTCGGTTTGGCCTTGGTCACTCGCATGGATTTTCGCTCGTCGAGGTAGATCGTCGACCAATCCTGATTGCAGGCCTCGTCCGTTCGAAGCCCACAGAATGCTGAAAGCACCAGCGGAACCATGTACCCCTTGAGCTCAGGAGTCTCCCAGGTGAGCTTCAACACGCGCCGCAGATCCGAGGCCGAAATGATCCCAATGTGCCGCGATGGCTCCTTGGCCTCGGGCACACCATCGGCTGCGGTATCCCTGCCTTGTGGCAGGTACCCCACTCCCCTAGCCCAGTTCCACATGGCCCGAAACTTCTGAAGTGCCGTGTTCCGGTAAATCGGATTCTCGTACCGGAACACCATCCAATCCGTCAGGCTGCGCGTATCCACGTCCCTGATACACTTCCCGCCCAACGCAGAATCCCGCAGATGCCAGAGGTACGACCGGTACGTCTTCTCCAGGTTGATGCCGGCTGCTTCCCTGGCAGTGCGAAACTCGATGATCACCTGCGCAACTGTGCGAGACGTCGCCGCCCCACTCTCATGCTCAGCGAGCAACTGGGCTGCCTCAATGAGGCGACCACCACAAATCCTCGATGCATCTGCCCATTCTTTGATTGCCGCCAACGGAGGCGTCTCTCCGCACACATCGAGGATTGCACGCAGCAGTTGAGCATCCTCGATCGAGAGCCCAGCTGCCTGGTGCTGGCCTGACGCAAGCTGGCCCACCTTTCGCCTAGCCTCCGCGAGAGCCTTGGTTTGGTCCGCGAACTTTGCCAATTTTCGTTTCCCAGCCTCCGTGAAGGAAACCACATACCCAAATCCACTGGCATTGGTCTGGGCTTTCACGCGGTAGACCTTCACCTGCGCAAACCCTTCTTTCACGATTTTAGGCCAACTATCGGTATCCCTTTTCGTCGCCATTTGCAGGTAACAAAAGGGAACAAACACACCCAGTCAAACCCCTCCTTTTGCCGTTTCCCCCTCCGCGACCTACAGAGCGAAGGATGGTGCCCCCGTCCAGAATCGAACCTCCTCGTAAGCGATTTTCAGAGGAACGGAAAGGTAACACAAGGAGCCCCTAATCGACAGAAACTGGGGGAGGTAAAATCTCGCTCGCGGCTATCCCTGATATATTGCTTACGAATCCGGCTCTAGAAAGTCGGTGCTCAATTTTTACTATCTTCCATTGAGCCTCCCTTATCTCGCTGCGGAACCCCTGAAGCACAATTCGACCCTCGGCCATCAACTCAGCTCGGCCTGACATGGTAATCGAGAATGAAGAGCCCGCACGTCGAAACTGTGATAACAAAGCATCCGCCGCATGCTTAGCTGTCGACTCGTCCGTATATGTGCCATTGGCCCTCCAGGTCGGCTCCCCTACCCCGGCCTCTACTTCGTGCGTGATAGCCGCCCCCGTGTCGCGCCACTGCGCTACCACTCTAGAGAATGTCTTCTTCGCGCTCAGGTCGATCTCGAACCGAGAGACCTCGCTGCGATGGATGTAGAATGTCGGGAGCTTCTTTCCTGTTGAACTGACGCCCTCTTCCATGGAGAGCACGACCAGGCGCCCCTCGACGCCCTTGACGAGCATGTCCCGCTCGCTCGCCACTCGCATCAGGAAGTTTAGGTCGCCCTCGTCGGTCTGGTCCAGGTGCGGAAGTTCCACCACCGCGGCGGTCGGCGACACGCTGGCGGTGAGCCCGTGCTCGGCGGCGATCTTCTTGGCGAGGTCGCCCAGGGTGGCGGGCTCCCAGCTGCGCGACTTCTGTGTGTGGATAGCTGCGTAGCGGTCGGCCTTGATCCACGAGCAGCCCGAGCCCTTGATAGAAATCTGGGATGGAGGCCCGCTCATCTTGAGGGCATCGACGGTGAACAGCCCGACCTTTCGTAGCGCCCCAACGTATCCGAGCCACACTTCAAGCTGTGCGCCGCGGGACGGAAGCGCCATGTGCTCGTCGGCGTCCTCAACGACCAGGTCGAGGTCATCGGCCCGCGTGCCGACCACGTCGGCGACCGAGAGGGAGACGAGGCGGCGTTGGATGGCGGCCGTGATGTCGGCGCCGTTGGCGAGGACCTTGAAGGCGGGAGTCATCAGAAGAGCGTTTCGCGCTGCTCCTCGGGCTGCTCGACCTCTGGCAGCACGATGGAGACGCCGAGGGGCAGGATCTCGCCGAGCTCGGCAAGGCCGGTGTTCGCCTCGAGCACAGCCTCCACAGTGCCCGAGGTGCGGCCGTAGAACTGATGGCACACGGAGTCGACCGTGTCGCCGGAGCGGGTCGTGTAGGTCGTCGTCATGGTCAGTCGTAGCGCTTGAGGGTGAGGTCGAACTCGATCGCGCGAGGCAGACCGTTCTCGAAAAAAACTCGACGACGCTCGTTGATGCGCTCGATGACCCAGCGGCCCATTGCTTCGCCGTAACCGGTGGTCAGGTACATGGGGCGGCCCTTGTCGGCCTCGGCCCGCATGGCGTCTACCTGGCGCAGCCCGCCAGCAAAGTGCGGATAGATGACGCCGCGCAGGGTGATGGTCTCAGCCTCCTTCCCTGTGAACTGAAGGGCGGGGGCTCTGCCGATGCGGTCTTGCCCGGGCCACGAGTAGCCCGATGTGCGGGCGATTTCCTCGGGCGCGCCTGTGTCGATGGCGAACCGGTACGAGCCCAGGGTGAGAAGTGCTTCTGCGTTGAATGCGCTCATGATCAGTAGGCGGGGGCCATGTCGAGCATACTCGAGCGGTCGTTGCGCTCTTCCTCGTCACGGAGCTTGCGCAGCGCAGCCTCGGCGATTTCGTCGGCGTTCTGGCCCGGGCCGGCGTGCACCTGCAGGTGGTAGGTGTTCGAGACGTTCTTCGTAGGAGCTGAAGTCGAGAGCTTCGGGACTTTGGCATCGTTTGCGGCGGTGACGTCCTGGCCGATGCCAAAGAGCCGCTTGACCTCCTTGATGCCGTCAATGACCTGCAGGATCGGCGAAAGCATGCGGGTGGCGGCCTTGAACATGGTCCGGCCCCAGCGCTCGCCAGCGCTGCTGAACTTGTCGAGCTCCTCGCGCGCGAACTTCGTCTGCGTGAAGAACTCACCGAGCCAGTCGCGCACGGGCTTGGACCACTCCCAGATTTCATCGAGGTAGAAGGTCTTCTTGATGTCGAGCCAGGTGGCGGCGGCCTCCTCGCGGATGCCCTTGAACACGCCTCCCATGTACGCGCTGATAGGCTGCCAGTACTTGTAGACGGCGAATCCTGCCGCGGCGATGGCGGCGACGATGGCGGCCACCACCCAGCCCGGGCCAGGGATCGCCATGAGCGCGGCGCCCACTGCCTTGAAGCCGCCGATGATGGCCGGGAAGAACGAAGCGCCGCCGGCGGCGCCGCCAATACCGACGAGCTTCCCGACCACGCCGAAAGCGCGTCCGAGGGAGACGATCGAACCGCCGAGCTTGACGACGGAGTTGATGGCCGAGCCGCCCGCGGCAGCCGCGGCAATGCCGAATCCAGCCTTGAGGATCCAGGGATGCTCGGTCGCGTACTCGATGAACTTCGAAAGCACGGGCAGCAGGCGGGCCCCGGCCTCGTTTCGCAGGCCGATGAGCACGCCCTTGAAGCGGTCCATCTCGTCTGAGAACTTCGCGGCCTTGGCGCGCTTCTCGTCGGACATGATGTAGCCCGACTTCTCGCCCTCTTCGCGCAGGCGCTTGAGCTCCTTCGAGCCCAGGGCGAGGATGTTGGCGACCTTGAAATTCTTGCTGCCGAAGATGTCCGCGGCGAGCGCAGCCCGGCGGGCCTTGTCGGGGATCGCCTTGAATGCGTTCGACAGGGCGGAAATGCGTTGTGCGGCGTTCATCGCGCCCAGCTGCTCTGCGTCGAGGCCCAGCGCCTCGAACGAGGCCGCGGCCTTCTCCGATCCGTCCTGAGCCTCCGATAGCCTCTGGTTCACGGCGTTGAGCGCCTGGTCGAGCTTCTCGGCCGAGACGCCCACGGTGCTGCCCGCGTAGCGCAGGCCCATGAGCTCCTTGTAGGTCATGCCGAGCGCCATGGCGGTCTCTTCGGCTTCGTCTCCAGCCTCGGCGAAGCCCGAGACGAGCTTCCACGCGCCGAAGCCAACGGCACCCAGGGCCGCGCCTGCTGAGAGCGCCCTGCTCTTCACGTTGCCCCAGGCATTCCCGATCTTGCCCCACGCCTCGGCGCGCTTCGCAGCTGCCCCCGCGCGGTCGGCCTCGGCCTCGAGCTTGGCGAGCGATGCGGTCAGGTTGTTCACGTCGATGCCGGCCTTCTTCATCGACTCGCGCATCTTGATCATCGCGGCATGCTGGCGAGCGAACGCGGCCTTCGCCTTGTCCACCTTCTCGGCCTGCACGAAAATCTTTGCGTAGTCCTCTGCGCTCTTGAACGTGCCGCCCTGGTTGCGCATCTCGATGAGGCGCTTCTGCTCGGCCTGCATGGCGGCGCGCGCCTTGTCGACGGCGCTCTGCTGCTCGGTGTAGTCCTGCCCCATCTGCCGCCCCTTGGCGGCGGCGCGCAGGGCGTCGCCGAGCTTGTTGGCCTCGTCGCCCGCGGTCTTGAAGGTCGCGCGGAACGACGAGCCGAGCTCGGCGCCAACAGTGAGGAGTGCGGAGAATCGGGATTCAGTTGCCATGTGCAGAAGAGGCCGGGAGCGATGACACCCACGTCATCAACTCCTCGGCCTCCATTTCGCCGATCTCGGCGAGTGACCACCCGGTGAAGTGTGCGAGGTTGAGAACTGCGCGCCGGGCCGCGTCAGGACTCAGCCAGTAAAACCCTTGAGCGCCTCCTGGGCCTGCGTGTAGTCGGACCAGTCGAGCTCGAGGATGACGTCGGGCGAGACCTGGCACAGGTTGGCGATGAGGCCGACCTCGTGGTCGGCCTGCGAGGTGCCGACCTTCTCCGAGGCCACCATGTCGCGCGTCTTGGGACGGCGCATGTTGAGCTCGGCGTACTCGGCGCCCTGGTGAGAGACGGGATACTTGAGAAGGATCTTCTTCATGGAGCTCAGAGCTTTGTCGGCGTGAAGTCGACGTAGAACGCCTGCCCGGGCTTGTAGACGCCGAGCAGTGCCGGGTTGGTGATCGTGAGCGAGAACTCGCCGGAGGGCGACCACTTCGCGAAGGTGTTGTTCTCGTCGCTGCCGTCTGCGGGATAGGGACCGTCCTGCTTGCACACAGGACGGAAGACGACGATCTCGCAGGTCTCGAGGGTTTTGACCTCTCGGCAGACGACTTTTGCGCGCATGGGTTTGCTCATGGTGATTTGGTTTAGGCGCCGATGGCGTTGCGGATGGCGGCCAGCTGGTCGACGCCGTTGATGCGTCGCACCATGTTGAGAGCGTCGATGTCGATCACGATGCGCCCGGCGATTTCCAGCCGGAAGGCGTGGCACTCGACCTTGAAAGCGGTCTGAGCCTTGGAGCCAGCCGCCCAGGAGCCGAAGTCGACCTCGCGCATGGGGCCGCGCGCCGTGATGACCGCGGCCTTCACGTTGCCCGCCTGGTCGACGAGCGCGCCGCGCAGGATGACCGGCGGCGGGTTCGTGTCGTACACGCCCCACAGCCCGAGCACGTCGCGGTCGAACTTGTCGAGGGTGAGGCCGAGCTCCATCTTCTCTTGGCCCATGTCGATGCCGATGGGGATGTCGAGGCCACCGGCCTGGAAGTCCTCCGTCTTGATCGTGAGCTTCGGAAGCTGGACCTCGGGGCAGTTGCCCGCGAAGCCGCGGCCGTCAACGAACAGCTGGAAGTTTCTGAGGATGTCGGAGACTGCGCTCATGGCTTAGGAGATGAGAGAGGTGAGGCCGTTGTTGTTGAGCTCGCTGCGGAACGTGATGTGCTGGGCAGGGTAAGGAGGCGTGAATGCCACGTTGAAAAACACGTTGCCCTTGGCGATGTTCGCCGGGGTGTTCAGGTCGGGGTCAGGCCAGCAGGCGTTGATCTTGCCCTGCACGCTCTGGTCGCCGACGAGGGCGCCCTGGGCGATGAGGCTCGCGAGGTAGGCGTTGACCGACTCGGACACGTCGGAGAGGTAGGTCTTGGTGATGCCGCGGTCGACCGCCCACAGGTGAGCGCGCAGGATAGAGTCCTGGATGATGTCGGCGGTGCGGCGCACGCAGAGGAACTGGAACTTGGGATCCGCGCTGCAGGAGAGGTTGCCCCAGATGCGGTAGCCCTGCGCCCGCACGATGGTGCAGACCGTCTTCTCGTTGAGCAGGTTGGCGGCGGCGTTCTGGTCGCCCAGCTGGAAGTCGATGGCGCGCGCGAGGCTCACGACGCCGTTGACCTCCTTGTTCGAGGGGCTCCACCAGAAGCCGAGCTCGTTGTCGACCTTGCCGATGATGCCAGCCACGAAGCTCGAGGCGGACTCCTGGACGTTGCCCTCTGCGCGGGAGACCAGGACCTTCGGGTCGATCACCATGATGCGATCGCTGCCGAACTGGCCCGCGTAGGCGATGGCGGCGGCGTCGGTGGTGTTCGGACCGTCGGCGATGACGACTGCGCGGAGGCGCTGCGCGACCGCGACGAGGTTGTCGGCGACCGCCTTGTCGTGCGTGAAGCCGGGGGCGATGAGCACGCGCGGGCAGAAGCCCGTCAGGCTCTCGGCACCGATGAGGGCGCCCGCACCGGTCTTGGCGGCGACGGAGCCAGCGACCGCGGTGACGGTGGCGGCGTTGGAGTCGCTCGTGGTCTGCGTGACGCGGACCACCACGACGGGCACGCCCGCCTGTTTCCAGATGTTGTCAATGGCGCGATAAAGGGAACCGGCCTCTCCGAGGCGGGAGAACATGCCATCGCCCGGTGTAATGAGGACAGGGGTGTCGAGCGGGAAGGCCACATCCTTGCCTCCCGTGAGGTAGGTGGTCGGGGCAGTAGAGACCACGCCCGCGCCACCAGAGGTGCAGGCAGCGAGTGCTACAGCAGCAGGGACCGCGTCGTAGGCGGTCTTGACGGTGGCGGCGGTCGAGGTCGGCACCTTGCTGACGTCGGTCGCCAGGCTGATCGTGATGTTCTTACCAGAGACCGTCACGGCGAGTGCAGCCGAAGCAGTGCCCGGGTTTACAATGCGAACCGTCACATCGTTACCGAGAAGGCCAGAGTAGCCGGCGGCGGCTGTGAAGGTGAGCTTAGACGTGCCGCTGCCGAACTCAGCAGAGGCGGACACTGCGGCCTCCGCGTTGGGCGCGGTGCCGACGAGGCCGATGATGGAAGAGCGGACGGTTTGGATGGACCGCGCGCCGTTAGTGATTTCGACGACTTCGACGCCGTGCAAGAAGGACTCGGGCATGTTGAAGGGTGGTTAGTGTGCAGGCCGCACTTTAAAACCCGAGTGTAAGAAAGAGGGCTTTAGGCGTCTTG